AAAATCACCTCCGAGCACACCGGCCCCGACGGCGGCCCCATCGAGACCAAGGAACTCTCCGACCTCGACGCCGTGCGTCGGATCAACTTCCTGCTGCGCAAGGCGGCCAACGTCCCTTCCAAGGAGAAGCCATGAGAATCCGTTCCGTCCTCGCGGTGGCCTTGCTGTGGGCGCTTGCGGCGGTAGCGCCGGCGCGGGCGCAGGGCGCGATCAATGACGTGGTGTGTGGTTCTGCCGTGAGCGGCTGCGTGCTGCTGGCCTCGCCCGGCCAATTCTTCGGTGCCTATGCCGAGTGCACCTCGGCCTGCTGGCTGATGGTGTTCAATTCGACCACGGTGCCGGGCAACGGCTCGACGACGGCCGGCAAGGCCTCGGGGAACATGGTCGACTGCATCGATATTGCGGCCAACTCCTCCCGCTCGGTCAATTACATCTTCAATCCGATCGTCATGTCCGTGGGGATCAGCATCGCCATCTCGTCTACGGCGTGTGCCACGCTCACCCTGAGCGCGGTCGGTTTCATCCACGGGACAGTGCAGTGATATGAAGCGGTTCGCGCTCTCTGCTCTTTCGCTCGCGCTGCTTGCGGCGCCGGCTGGAGCGCAGGTCGTCAGTGGCGGCGGCTCCTCATCCCTCATCATCGGCGCCAGCCAGATCACGGGCGGGGCGACGACGCAGGTGCTGTTCAATCTCGGCGGTGTGGTCAGTTCTGATACCGGCTTCACTTACGCAGGCTCCGGTGGGGCCGTTACGGCGGCGGGGCTTTTGGGAACGTCATCGGCCGGTACGGCTGCAAATCCATCATTGTTTGTTGGTAATACGACCACGGGATTTAGTAGTGTTTCTACGACAGGTTTTAACATTTCTGTCAACGGTGTTAGCAAAGCTGATTTCAACGTAAGCACAGCTGGGGATTGGTTTTTTACAGGAAGTCTTGTTTCTTCTACCGGTCTTAGAACAAATGGTTTTTTGCAAGCCGGTCCTGGTAGTCCGATCGTGGCTGGAGGATCGACAGCATATGGAGTTACCATATCGAATGCGTCTAGCTTTGGCATTTATGCTGGTTCTGGTGCACCTAGCATCAGCGCAGGAAAGGGAAGTCTGTACCTTCGCACGGACGGGACAACGACAAACGATCGAGCGTACATAAATACGAACGGTTCTACTACGTGGACAAATATCACCACGGGTGGATGAGTGTTAACTCAAAGCGATGTAACTACTTCAATATTATCTACTAATATGGCGACGACGGTGGCGGCCATACAGACGTTGGGGTATGCCATTCCCGGAGATGGAGGGGGCGCTTTTTACATTCGAGTAATTTCTCCGACATATCCGACTTACGCCATACAATCCGCCGATGGGGCATGGTGGCAGTACGTCCCTGGGCCGGAAGGCTGGAACGCTAAGGTTGCTGGTGTCGTTGCCGATGGTGTTACAGACGACTCACCAAATTTAATGAATGCGCTGCTGCCGTTTCAAAATTCAAACGTGATCATTGGAGGGGGTAATGTAACTGGGAGGCTTGTTCTTCCTGGAGCCAATATGGCTTTGGCTAGACCGGTCATTTATGCCGGAAGTCTTGGCAGCGCATTATCAATCAGAGGACAATCGAACGGAGCCGAAGGCATAGGAGTCAGCACATCGTTTACATGGAAAGGAACGTCGACATATCCGTCCATGTTTATTCTTTACGGTGCAAATTCATCTTTGTTCGACGAGATCAACTTTGATGGACAGACCTTTGCTGGAACATCAGGAATTTCCAATGACGTACATATAACTGCAGATAATTCATATTTGGATCATTTGACATCCGGAACATCAGCGGGGACTGCGCAGACTTTCAATGTCACATCGAATGCGACTTTGGCAGTCGGGGTCTCTCTTGGAATCGGTGCTGGGACAGCAAACTTTGAGATCGTCTACATTTCTTCTCTTCCCGGAGGCGGGACATCGTTTGTGGCGACGTGTGTAAATTCGCACAATCAGGGAGAACTTGTTGGCGGCGGTCTTCCGTCAAATAATATCATGTTCAGGAGATGTGCATTCTCGGTGCCGCCTCCGCTTAACAGTAATAATAAAGGTTGCGGAATTCTTGTTGGAAATCCGATTACAGTGACGGTTCAAGCTGCTCAGGTAATATTGCGAGACTGCATATTTACAGGTGGTGCATATTCCAATACAGCCGCCACAATGTCTGCGGCAAGTCCGGCGGTCGTAACAGACATAGCGCACGGCTTGCCAGACGGAACTGCAATTCAGTTTCAATCTACTCTTCCGACTGGAGCCGATCGGTCTCTGACATATTACGTCAAGTCCCCCACTACTGATAGTTATAACATTTCGCTGACCTCTGGAGGGGCAGCTGTAAATACATCTGGATCACCTCTTACGGTGACTCGGGTAGCGAAAAGCTATGCCGGTGTAAGGGCTATTACCGGTGGCAACATCAAAAACTATTTTATGTATAATTGTGTCTTCCAACATTGCCAGATCGGCATTGCGGGAGAGCAGTTATCTGGAAGTGTCGAGATTTTATATCCGACTTTTGCCGGCTCTTACATAACCGACATTCTTGCCAATGGATGTGCAAATCTGCACGTCGTGTCAGCGGAGACCGAAAGCACTGGACAGGCTTTTTTGTTAGGTACGGGTGGCGCTAACCCCCAGGGGGCGACGCTCGAACAATGCTCTTTTCAGTCGGGATTACCGAATGATTTGTATGTCGTCAATTGGGCCGGAAATCTGACACTTATAAATAACACCTTTTTCAGCCAATCTCAGACAGGTCCGACCGCAGGCGTTGCCCCGCGTGTCAAGGTGCCCGGTATATCGTCTGTTGTGACAACGCTGTTACCTGGCGGCGTGACATCTATCGGGAACTATTTTGAGTTTGGAGGTCCAGCTACTCCCGTATTTTACGATGGCTCCAACAATCCATTCGACCGCGGTACTGGTCCAGTGTCTACTGAATGGAGAGTCGCACAAATAAACGACTATGGTGACTCCGGTAGATATGACAATGTGTTTGGTCAATTGTCATCTGCTACGACATCCCTGTCTTCACAGAATACCAGCAGTGGGGTCGTTTCAAATAGTAGCGGATTAATGGGGCAGTCGGTTCAATCATACACTATCCCGTTTACGGCGTTTCAAACAGGTGCGGCAGGTCTGATACTGACATTGTTTCAGATTCCTCCACACACGACCATTACTGGTGTGGTTGTTGATGTTACGACTCCGTTTTCAGGAGCTCCAATAAGTTCCGTTACACTGAAATGCGGGACAAATCTTACGACGACCACCAGTTTGATATTGTCGTTTGATGCAAAGACTGCTGCTGTAACCAAGGGTCAGGCAAATGGTGATCTTGGCGCGCAATTGGCTTCTGCAACAAGGCCCGCTCCTCTTGGCTACACCCCAGCAAACTGGACAACTGGAAGCGCAGAGAATGTGACGATAACCATGAATGCTGATGCGAATCTGAGTAACTTGTCGGCTGGATCGGTCACGGTCTATGTGACATTTATAAAATTCAGATGAGGAGCCGTGGCGCTGACATTTTCCGATGTGCTGGCCTTTAAGGAGATAATCAAGTGACCCAATCGAACCGCACCCAGCTCGCTCTCGTCCGCGAGACCACCATGGGCACCACGCCCAACACTCCGCGCATGCGCAAGATGCGGATGACTGGGGAGTCGCTCGCCTTCAATCCGTCCTATGTGACCTCGGATGAAATCCGGCCCGACCGCATGAACGTGGCGCCGATCCTGGTGATGAAGGACTCGGCCGGCGGGATCAATTTCGAGCTCAGCTATCCCGACGACAACTCGCCGATATCGGAGATATTCCGATCGGCCTTCGAGAATCCATGGACGAATACGCCGACATTCTTCAACGACGGCACGGCGGACTCGGTTATCACCGACGCCGGCACGGTGGCGAACACCTATGCGGTGACCTCGGGCGGCACCGCCGTGGTCGTCGGGCATCTGGTTCGAGCGACTGGGTTCACCAATGCCGCCAACAATCAGATCTTCCGCGCGACGAGCTCGACCGGCACGACCATTGTCGGCACCGCGCTTTCGCTGACCGCGGAGACGGCGCCTCCGGGGACGGCGAAGCTCAAGGTCATAGGCTTTCAGGGCGCGTCAGGCGACATCACTGCGACCTCGACCGGGCTGGGGTCGACCGCACTCAACTTCACCACGTTGGGCCTCGCCGTCGGGCAATGGATCAAGATCGGCGCCACCGCGGCCGGCAACCGGTTTGCGACCGCTGCGCTTAATGACTGGGTCCGGATTACGGCGATCACGGCGACCGCACTTACCTGCGACAATCTCCCGACGGGATGGACGACCGATGCTGGCACGGGCAAGACCATCATCGTCTATTTTGGAGACCAGATTAAAAACGGCACCACGCAGACGTCGATGACGATAGAGCGCGGCTTCCTCGGCCAGACCACGCCGGTCTACATCGTCAACGTCGGCATGAACGTGAACACGCTTCAGACGACGATCAATAGCCGGGCGAAGATCACCTGCGCTGCCGCCTTCATCGGCATGGGCGGCTCGGAGTCGACCTCCGCGCTCAGCGGCAGCCCGGACGCGGTCACCAGCGGCGCGGTCATGGCGGCGAATGCCAACGTTGGGCGGCTCGCCGAGAACGGATCGCGGCTGACCTCGCCGAACTGGGCGAAGAACATCGACTTCACCATCAACAACAATCTGCGCACGATCGAATCGGTGGATTCAGTGTCGCCGGTCGCGGTCCGGGACGGCGAATGCACCGTCACCGGCAAGCTGAGCTGCTATTTCGGCGACGATACGCTGCTGGCGAAGTTCTACGCGGGAACCCTGACCGCGCTCAACGCGCGTGTTGCCAAGAACAGCCAGGCGCTGGTCTGGCAGTTTCCCCAGGTCACGCTGAACGCTGGCGGCAATCCCCAGGCGACGGCGAAGAATACGGACGTGATGCAAAATTTCGATTTTTCCGCGTCTATCGATACTCTCACGTCGGCCGTGGTGCTGTGCGATCGATTGGAATACTTCGAGTAGGTCAAGAAAATAATTTTTCCGCGGTGCGTTGCACATCGGCAACGGTGATGGTGCCATCGACCAGCATCTGCAGGAGGATCGCGATTCCTTGGGAAATGCCGACATCGCCGGCGATCCACCGGCGCATGGTGCGCTCATTGTGACGGAATAGCTTGGCGGCCTGCTGTTGCGTGAGGCCAAGCTCGTTGAGTGCGGCCTGGATTTGGTCTGGAGTCATGGGGTTCAGCTTATCCTCTGGTTTGGAGGGATCGGGTGGGCGGTCCGTGGCTCCTGAATTCAACCGGGTCTTTGCATACTGTGCGACTTTCGTCCGTTTCTGCGCACCGGTTTCTAGCAGTCTGCGATGGCCGCCCGCCTGATCTCTCCGTCACCGAAACCTTTGGGGTTCCTCTCTGCGCCCGCCGCCACCGGGCATTCCCAACTCCGCTCTGGTAGTTTCAATATAGGGCAGTGTGCCCTAAACTTCAATAGGGGCTGTGAAAATATTTTCAAAATATTTTCAGACCCTGTTTTTCAAGGAAGCCGCATGCCTGTCAAGCTCTCTTCGCTCGCCGTGAATCCTAATCCGGACGGAACCTGGGAGGACTGCCCGTCGATCCCCGGCGTCAGCTTCCTGGTGCGACCGGTGGATCATCCAGCCTTCGCCATCGCGCGCGAGCATCACATGCAGCGGCTTCGGAGATCGCACGGAAACTACATCCCGCCAGACGTAGCATCGACCGTTCTTGGGCAGATCGTTTCCGAGCATCTGCTTCTCGACTGGCGCGGTTTCGACGAGGCCTATACCAAGGCGCGCGCCGCCGAACTGCTGTCTGATCCGTCTTTCAGCGAACTCACCACTGGCGTGCTTGAATGCGCCAAGGCAGCCGCCACGGCGAAACTCGAATATGTCGAGGCCGTAGCAAAAAACTAGCGGCGGCTCTGCGCTATCAGCTGGAGCGCAAGGCCACGGATGAATTCCTGCTGGATATCCTGACCGAGGAACCTGACGCTGCGGGGA